TGCACAGGCAGACTACAATGCACTCTTTCCTAACTTGGGTGTCAACTTCTTTGATAAAGAATTTTATGGACCAGAAGCAGCTAGTAAGTTTCTAAATGACTTGACTGAAATAGAAGTAGATGCTGTTAGTGGTACGGCTGCTGAAGATTTTATTAAAAGAGCAGGTGATTTGTTTCAACGCAGAATGAACTCTGATTTGGAAGAAGATCAAGCATGGGCAGAGAAGCAAAGAGAAGAAGGTAGAACATTTCTGGATGCAGAGAAAGATGCCAGAGAGTTACTTATTCAGCAGAGAGCTAGAGCATTAATAGAAGGTACTGTGGGTACGTATGGACAAACTGGTTTGTTTGATCATAAACCTTCTGTAGATCTTATAAGAAAAATTATGGGAGATGAGTTTGTAAATGACGAAATAGAGTTAATCAAAAGCTTTAACAGAGAAGAAACAGTATTAAGTGATAGAGAGGAAAATCTTGGTAGCGAAGAAGCAATTAGAACTGGAATGGAAGAAGCCGAAGCAAGAACACAAGCAGGTGTTGTCGAGCAAGAAGACACAAGCAGCCAAGAGGAAGACACTGATACCCAAGAAGAAGAAACTACCCAAACGGAAACGTCCGATACAGAAACTAAAAAAGCAGCGTTACTTGCAAAAACTTTTCCTACAAGAAAGAGTCAACGTGGTCTAGCTTCTAAGGGTATATGGGATAAAAAGTATGAGGGCAAAGTAGATGCACAAGGTAAGGCTATCATCGCACCACCTAGACCTGATGATGGTGGAGAAAAAACTAAAGAGATACCTATAGTAACAGGATTGTTTGACAGCCCTACAGGTAAAAAGAAAAAGGTTACCGAAGCTGAGTACTGGGATGAAACGTATGGTAAAACACACGATCCTAGAACTGGACTACCATTAGGAATAGATGAACTTTTAGAGGACTAGTATGGCAGACTACCTAGAAAGCAAAAGAAGAATAGAAGAACTTTTTAGTGGCAGTACTGCTGTGTCTACTGATAGAGAAGAAGACTTCTACATCGACAAGAATGCTACACTGAAGAAAGATGATCTCAAAAAGTATGAGTATCTAACTCCTATTCGTTCTTATATGATAGACCGTAAAGGTGTTGACTATAAAAACAAAAAGGACGATGAGCTTATTGAAGACTTTATACAGCACATGAGGTACTTCAATGCCAATGCTGTCAGCACCACAGGTGAACTAAGGTTTATAAACAAAGCAGATGACAGAACTAAACGCAGGGCTGGTAAAGCTTACGAGATATACGAACAGTTAGGTAATGTGTTTCAGAATGATGGAGCTATGGGTGCTGTTGACGGTGTAAAAGATTACATCTTTGCTGCTGCTAAAGATCCTACAAACTATGTAGGTCTAATTACTGGTGGTATTGGTAGGCTTGTTGCAGGTAGCTACACAGTAGCAGGTAAAAAGATTGTACTTGATGCAGTTAAGAGAGCAGGGTTACAGGCTGCAAGAGATGGCAAGAGCGCACAACAAATTAAAAGAGCAGCAGAGAAAGCTGGAAGGGAAGCTGCAAGAAGAGCAGCAAAGGCTGGATTATCTAAGAACCAATCAAAGAAAGCAGCAGAAAAGGTTACTCAAGAGGTTACCAAAGAAGGGCGTAGAAATGTAGCAATGGATGCTATGAGAGCCAAACAGCAAGAAAGATTTGATAAGGCAAGTGGTATAGCTTTAAAGACAACAATAGGGGCAGACGCAGGGTTTGCTATGTTGCAAGACGCAATGGCACAAACAACTTTGATGGAAGCTGGCGCTCAAGAACAATACAGCAAAACACAAACAGCTTTTTCTTCTTTGTTAGGTGGTGTAGCAGGTGCAGCACAGCTAGGCTTTGGTAAGTTTCGTGGAGTGTCAGGACTTGGACAGTCTGAAAACACACTAGGAGATGTAGCTGAGTCTGTATTAGAAAGTAACGCAGCTATACTGTCTAGAAGTGACAGTAAAAAAGTTACTAAGCAAATGTTAGCAGACATTGAAGCATGGAATGAAAAGGTAGACAAAGGGTTAAAGCTAGAAGCTGCTGTCATGCCATCTGATTTGTTCTCTAATATAATGTTAGGTGCAGATGGTAAGAGTGGACTAGCAAAGCTAATGCATGATAGAGGTATGAAGATACACTCTAACAAACTAACAGCAGATGTCATAACTAATGTAGTTAGATTTTTACCTGAAGAAGATCTAATAAAGATCAACAAAGCTATGGGTAAGTACACAGAGTTAACGCTAGGAGAAATGGCAGACACTAAAGGTATTGATTTAACAAACCTACTAGCAAAAGATTCTAGTGAAGCAGGTAAAATACTTAACGTCTTGTCTCAATCAAAGCGTATTGTTAACTCAGGCATAGTAGCTGCTGGTGATAAAACCAAGAAAACTCTAGAGGATGACATAGCAGAGGCTACCAAAGAAGTAGATCAGATGAATAAGTCACAGCCTCTCAAGTATGGACAGTCTGTATGGAAACGTTTACTTGTTTCATCTCCTGCCACTACTATGATCAACGTTGCTGGCTTTGCTCAGTACTACGTAGGTCAGACTATGGCTGACTTGTTTAACTCTGGTATGTTAAGTTTTAAAGCGCTGGCTCAATCAACGTATGACATGAATGCTGCTAGACAAACAATGCGACAAGCACGTGCTTACACACAGGTACAGGCACAGAAGTTTAGAAACTTATTAGATCCGTACACTACACACGATGCATACATGAGGTTCTTGTCTGAAGCTAACAATCAAGCTACACGACAGAAACTATTTGAAACTATGTCGGGTGGTGTGGAAGTTAACGCAGAGAGATATGGCATTAATCCTAACAATAAATTGTATAGAAACATAGAGGCTGGTGCTAGTGCAGCAGCTAACATATCTGGTGTACGTATACAGGATAGCTTTACTAAGTCTCAGATGTTTATGACTGAGATGGATAAGTACATGCGTGTAAATAAAAACACGACTTTGAAAGAAGCTATACTAAATGGTGAAGAGCCTGATCTAGAAGTTATTCAAGGTGCGCTGGACAGTACACTCAAGTCTGTATTTTCTAAGGACTACACAACAACAGAGCAACCAGAACTATTACGCACTGCTGCTAAGATGGCTGAAACTTTTTCCAACACTCCAGGTTTTGGTACACTTCTACCGTTTGGTAGATTCTTCAACAACGTTATAGCCACAGCTTATCAGTGGTCACCACTAGCTGCACCAGAACAGTTCTATAAGTTTAGCAGAAACCTATTTAGACAAGAGCCTAACCTGACAGACAAGGATGCCTTTGCTCGTATGGTTGTAGGTACTACTGCACTACGTTTGTCTATGGACTTTGACAATGAAAGAAGAGAACAAGGCCTAGGTGTATATGAAGTAGACGTGGGTGGTGGTACTATTATAGATGCCAAGAACACATACCCATTCTCTCTATGGCTTGCTGCAGGTAGAGTACTAAACACCATGAGAAACGGTGAGCAAGTATCAGCAGACTTACAAAGAGAAATAGGTACACAGTTAGCTGTTGGTCAGCTTGCACGTGACACACAGTTTGCTAACGACATAAACAATATGCTAGATGTCTTGACTAATGTGGACATAGACAAGAGAGCAGCAGCCATAGATGGTATGTATAAAGTCACAGGAAACTTTGCTGCAGGTTTTACTAGACCGCTAGACGTGGTTAACAAAGCTGTAGGTTTCATGACAGGTACAGACACAGCTAAAGATGTACGTCAGGCCGAAGGTATCAATACGTTTTCACTAACCGCTACCAAGTACATTGATAATATACTAGAGACTTTTGTAGATGCAGTAGACTCTATAACAGATAAAGATCTTGAGCTTGGAGATGACGCTTTAACAGGAGAGAAGTTATCTGTAGCCACTAGAGAAGGAGAGATATACGATGTCAATCCTTTTGCACGTATGTTTGGTTTAACAATAAAACCGGGTAGGACAGCTACAGAGAAAGTATATTCTATGGCTGACATGGCTACATGGAAAGCTAGTGAGCGAACAAATATACCTGCGTATGATAAGATCTTTAACGCTGCGTTAGCTCCTATGCTTGAAACTTACACGCAACAGTTACTAGACGATCCTAGATTTCAAAAGGCAAGCCTCAAACAAAAGAGAGGTATGCTCAAGAAAAGAATGTCTGATGTTAAGGCTAGAGTTAGAGAGAGCATAGACAGAGGGTACAGTGGTTACGATGCACGTGTATTAAACAGAGCAACAAAAGCAACTCGAAGGTTTAGTAAAGAAACTAGAAGAGAAGCTATGAAGATGCTAAAGCGTGACTATGGTATTACTGGACAGCTAGAGGATCTTAACTTTAGAGAACTTGAATTATTTATGCGGTACGCAGAGTTCATCAAAGACTCAGAGGATGCAGTAGGTAGACTGTGATTAGATTTCTCTAAGTATTCTACTGCTTTCTTTACACCCTCTAAGTTATCACCAAGCTTACCGATACCGTGATTACACTGTTCGCATAACCAACCTCTGAACTTTAGTGTTTCATGACAATGATCTATGACTAGGCTTTTGTGTGAGCGTTGACCACAGCAATCACAGAAGTCTGTCTTCTTATGTCCATGAACTTTTCTTAGTTCATCTCTTAACTTACTTTGTTTTCTTATACAACCCTTACACCTAGTGTCATAACCTGACTTATTAGTTATGGTTTTTGGAAATAGGTGTAGGGGTTTTTCTTTTTGACAGACCTTGCATGTTTGTAACTCATCTCCTTCGAGTATGTTATACTGTTCCTCAAGAACAAACAGGTCTAGTTGCATTATAACTCCTTTGGCATTTGTGTACACCATACCCAATAGTCTGCTTTAAAATCGTAGTCAGGTTTGGTAGCATCTAATAAGTCTCTACGTGCTTGTGCCGCTTCATGACACGAATCTACACTGGGATACAAGACGTTATCACTCATAACCATTGGCTTACCATCAAATATAAACAGTGCTATTAAAACCCAAAAGCCCATAACCTATTCCTTTTTTTCGTAATACTGTTCTACTTTATCATTGACCCAAGGTTCAAGATACTTCTCTGTTATACTAAATGTAGCAAAGAAAACTATCACTGCTGTTGCTATTACGTCCATATTTAACTCCTATGTTATATCGACTACTTCACACACGTCACCAGTACAAGCAAACGTTTGACTGGACTTAGTGTTATCTTCTTTTTCATACTCTGAAAGTTTGTTCCAGTCAATCTTTTCTGGCATACATGATAATAAATATTCATAGTCATGCTTACCACAGTCTTGATAAGGCGCTTGCTGATAGGTATGATCTGAGTGAGGTAGGAAAGATACACCTGACATTTCATCAAAGTGTTTGTAGACAAAGGCTCCTACCTCAAGCCATTCATCATCCCTGACCGATATAGTTACACTAGGTTTATGTTCACACCAATGGCGTTGGTATGTAAGCCATGTCTCTAGCTGCTCAATAGCAGTCATGTCGTTACGTGTTATAGCATTCTCTGGTGCTTTGACAGGGAAACTAAACACAGTTGTAGTATCGCTCTTGAATACACATGGTTCGTTGGGAACCTTCTGATCAATCATAAACTGTGTAAGGGGATCTTTATTATCACCTCGTACAGTACGGATGTAATATGGAGAGTGACGAGCATGTATACCACTGGCACTGTCCACCAACTGCGAGACAGTACCCGAAGGTTTGACGCAGGTAATAGCAGCAGACTGAGGTATACCAAGCAGGTCAGCATATTCGTGATTAGTAGCCACTGCGACATTTCGTAAGTTATCAAGTGTCTTCTCCAAGTTAGAGTTAACTGCAGTCATCAAGGGGTTGTCCATGATACCTGTTAGCGATACACCTAAGAGTCTTTCTTCTTCTGTGTTTTTTTGCCAGACTTTACGTAGGTATGGAAATCTGGTGTAGGAAGATTGAATAGTGCCAAGAATCGTTGCCACTTTAACTTTACGTTTAAGATCATCATACGTATCCGTTGCCCTAACGACAACCTCTGTAAGATTGCAGAACTGATACGGTCTAAGTATGATCTCGCTGCAAGGATTAGTTCCAAACTCATAGTTCGGATCTCGTCTGCCATACTTCTCAGCTTGTTTCTTAGATGCTTCACGATTAAATATCCCTCTTTCACCAGACTTACTCTCGACTAGAGCAGTCCATTCTCGCATGAATGTTTCGATGTCAGGCTTCTCCGAATAGGATACACTGTTGTTTGCTAATGCTCTATGCGGTGCTGTTTCCCACCACTGCCCTGACTTAGCATGACGCATACGGTCATCACTAAGGTTAGACAGAGAGATCATAGCACTACGTCTGACACCACCTACTACAACTATCTGACCTATGAAACACATTAAGTCGTGGCATTCCATAGAAGATAGCTTGCGTCCTTGCGCCAACTTGAATGTCGTAACTGTAAAGTTAAACAACTCAACAAGAGGTGCAGGACCACTGGCTCTACCCCCAAAGGTTTTTAGTCTAGCACCTGCAGGACGTACACGTGACACATCCCACTTCGGTATCTCACCTGCCCACAGTAATGCTAGTAGTTGTCTGTATGCTTTAGCCCAACCTTCCTTGCTGTCCTTAACAACAATCAAAGTCTCACTATCAAACAACTCAGGTACTTCAGGTAGCTTCTGTATAAACTGACGCTCTACCGAGAAGCCTACGCCTGTACCACACAACAAGATAAACATAGCTTCATCGAAAGACTTAGGGTCATCCACTGGTAGATAGCTACAGTTATATCCTGCTGTGTTATCTCTTTCCAACGCAGCACCACTAGTCATCATAGCTCTCATGCTTGGCATTACTTCTAGTCCAAGTATGCATTGCTCTATCTGATTGACATACGAATCATCGCCTAGCACTGGACGTACTACGTTATCTACGTAGCGGCCTACTGTCTCAGCCCATGACTCACGGCCTTTGCCATCTATGTACTTAGCATAGCGTGACTGGTGTATAAAACTCTGATAGTCTGTTGGTAATAAGTTACTCATCTAATCCTCCGTTGTTCCAAGGGTAACATGGAACGATGCTTTGTTTACAATACTTCTTGTTGTCTACCAGTAACACTGGCAATACTACTATTACAAATATACAAAATAAGACAGGCCATATTAGACCCTTAGTGGTACAGTAGTTCATTTATACTTCCTCGTAAAAACCCATATAGCCCCTACAATTACACAGAACAATATGAACATGGCTTTATAAATCTCTGTCATAGAAGGGTCAATCATCTATTGTCTCCACTTCCTTGTATAGTTCCTCTCTCCTGTCTACTCTTCAGCTTAGACAAGTTCTTCAACGCTACCTCTGCCATGTCTATCTCTAGGTCACGACACAGTGCAGCAATATACCACAACACATCACCAATCTCTGCAGCTATAGCATCCTTGTTAAACGTACCATCACGCAACATCTTCTTGATCTTACCTTGTACTTCACCTGCTTCATTACCCAAGCCCAACGCAGGGTAGATGATAGGATCAGTATAGATAGCAGTCTTTACTGCTTCCTGTTGGTAGTATCCCATGTCCATGATAGGTGATTGCATATCTGCAAAGTGGTCTATGTCTTCTTGTGTTATCATTATCTCTCCTTCACAACCAGATTATTTATTTTTACATCATCTATGTCATGCATAACGTTACTCACTAAGTCATGCACATCTTCAGTATGTCCTTCTTCATGAGCAGATAAGAAGTTGTTGTCCTCGTCTACTTCCATCACATACGTGACACTAAACTTACGTATCATTTGTGCTTCTCTTTGTATACCTCAATAAGTTTTTTCAAATACCATTCTGCCTTTTGTAAATCTTCTAGGCCACCCTTGTAGTTATACCTCCATACATACTTCATCACGTTGCCTTGTAGGTATCCCTCTTTGTGTTGGTTAGTCGCAGCCATGATAGCATCAATACATTCTACGCCACCTACATTATAGTGGAATGGTTTGTTTACGTTATCTTCCTTAAACATTTCATCATCGTCATCAGGAAAATCCTTGAAGATATCTTCTATGCTAAACTCTTCTTCTTTGCTCATGCTTCGCCCATTGTTTTTGTCCACTTGGTTAGTTTGATTACGTTACCTTCTTTGGTATACTCCACCTCTTTATCAACTTCAAGTTCTGATTCAGCATACTGTTTAGGAAACATTTCTTTTAGTATCCTATGTCTTGCTTCATCAAAGTAATCCATGAGTTCAGGATAATCTTCTAGAACTTCACCTGCTGCTGCCATAGTAAGCGCATAGTCCATAGCATTACGCATAGCTAGAGGATGCTGTGACTCACCAAAGACTAAGCCTGTCTTTAGTATACCTGTCCATGCACCATCTTCATCTAGATCAGGACTTATAACTACAGCTATATCTCCGTCTTTTAATTCGTAACCCATCAGGTTCTCCTTTTAACTATGACACGCTGACTCTTCATCCGCTTGCCCTTTTCTAATAGCCACCCTTCAGGTATGACACGATGCGCCCACTTAAAGTTCTTCTGTTCACACCAGTCACAATACCTGGATTTGGCTCCCTTATATAATTTAGCTTTAGCATTACTGAATACAAACCTGATGTCTAGCTTTGGGTGCTGTCTCTGTATCTCTATGTGTTTGCGTCTATCAGCAGCGCTGAATATTCCTTTAGTCTCTATTATTATTCCGTTGTCTAACTCAAAGTCAGGTGTGTATGTACGATAGCGTAAGTCTTCCCACTCTATCTTTATCTTCTCATACTCAACTGTCTTCTGTCTAGTCTTCAGAAACGCAGCAGCCTCTTGTTCAAGACCGCTACGATATAACCTTTTGTTATGTCTACGTGGCAAGCCCATCACCTATGAATACGTAGTCTACTTGAGGTGGGGTTTTAGCTTTAGATACCCTTGAAGGTAGCGTCTGTAGTGTATCCCAACACTTGTGCTTGAAGCTACAATACTTACATGTATCGTTAAGTATTAAGTTACCTGACTGTTTCCTAAAGTACGTTTCAGGCACAGACTCAAAGCATCTTTCGAATGGCTCATCATTCTCTATGTAATTTACCGTTTCTTGGATGTCCTGTAATACCTTCTCAGAGTCAACCTCCGAAGCACTGACATACTTAAACTCACCGTTTGCTTTATTGACCACCCACCAACCGCCAACTTCTTTTCCTGCGGCCTTAGAATAGCCCACTAATTGTGCTATGTAACCGAAGTCATCTTTCTTCTGTAAAGAATCAAAGTCTTCAAACTTATTTTTGTAATAGTTTGGTGAAGCAGACTTTACATCATCTATCTTACCATCCATTTCCATGTCGTACTCACCACTAATCTCTTGTCCATCAGGTAGCTTGAGCGTGACGTTATCGTTGTCTTTGAACTCAGCACCTGCTGCACGTAGCAATCCCTTGAACACAGCTTCAACTAGATCACCTAGTATCATGTTCATCAGGAAGTGTGGAGGAAATGGTATCTTATCTTCAGGGTCATTCTTCTCAAACCACAACTGGCATTTAGGTCTGCCTATGTTAGACATACGTAATCTGAACTTATCACGTGGACCTGAATTAAATTGTTTGTCCATCGCAGCCTTAACATCGGAGGCAACCTGATTGGCTACCTCCTCTGTCATTGTAGCTTCACCGTTCATGGCCTTTTGCAAAAAGCTGAAGACCTGTAGTTCAGCAGGATGGTTCATCACTCATCCACCTCTACGAAGTCATTGTTGAGAATACCTTCGACAAGATCAGCATCACCATCCACACCACCTTTGGCACGTTCATGATGTAAGTCCAGTATCTTACCGTTGCTATACTCAATAAGTTCTAAGAAGTCTTTGAGTGTATCGTTGTCCACGCTGTTAAGTTGTACAGCATCACCAAGTGTGGCATGTATCTTACCAAACTTAGCACCAGTAGGTATGCTATCTTCTATACCTTCTAGCTTAATGGTAGACATGATAGGAAGAGTGTTCTTCTTCTTGAGGTGACCCATGACACCGTTGATACTCTTCAAGCTGTCACGGTT